TTTTTGAAGTGTTTGTCTTAATTGTGTTGTTTCTTTTTTAATACCTTCATTTATAGGACCAAATTTTTTCTGTACCTCACCTCTAGCTTTAATCATTTCTTTTGTATATTTTGGAGTTCCTGTAAATTTTGTTCCTGGTTTAATTTTATCAATAACCTCTGTACCAGTGGTTTTTTGTTTTTTACCAAATAATTTTATAGCACCTTGAATTGCTAAAGCTAATGGGTTTGGTCTTTTACCTACAAAATTTGACATTATTTTTTTCCTCCGTTTCTAAAAATCTGTGTGCCCTTTATACCATAAATACTCGCTACGACAAGGATCCAAAGATTTGTGAACCATGACGGGAGCTGCGAGAACATATCGAAGAACAATTTAACCTTGTCCATCGCTGTTGGGTCATCCGATATCACTGCCCAAGCGAGCACCAACACGGGCAAACTGAGAATTATGAGGACCGCCTCGTCTTTCCAGTCCGATTGTCGGGCCTCTAACAATTTTCCCTGGTAAGCTTCCTCACCTCGGGCCATCTTATCAGCATGCATTAATTGTGCCTCTGACATGGCTATTTTCGTCTTTTGACGGTTAGCATATATTTTGCTACCCGCTTGCATAGCAATTTTAATAGCGCTTAACCACATAATTAGTACGCTTTAGAGTTTCTTTTCTTTTCTGCTAACATTCGTTTCTGACCACCAACTGGCATTTCAGGTTTTCCTGTAGCAATATAGTTAAAAGCTCCATCTGCAGTCGTTTTAGATCTAGGATCTACCTCGATACTTTGCTCTGCAACTTTAACTTCTTTTATTTTGTCTAGTTTTTGCATTTATGCTCCTTTTTTTACTCCTTTTATAACACCTTTGTTCTTAGATGCATAGAATATCTTTTCACCCTTCTTTTTTCCGTACTGTTTCTTCATAGATTTCATAATTTTTTTACCTTTTTTGTTCAATGGCATCTTAATCTTCCGTAACTATAGCCGCTTTTTGCACACCAGTCTTTGCAAGACTGACTCCAGCACGTAATTTAGCTAAATCTTCGTTCTGTTCCATCTTATCTTCAGCTATTTCTTGTGCTTGCATTAATTTTGCTCTGTTTAAATCTTGATTTGCTTCGTCATTTTGTTTTTTACGCTCGTTTTCCATCGCTCTAAGGTCAACTTCACGTGATTTTAACTTTAAAAGAGGGTCATTATCAAATTGAGACGTGATTTGTTTCTCTTCCTTCATGTATTCTTCTGTCATTTCAGCAATTAAAACAGCTTTTCTAGCCTCAATTTGATTTGTAAGGTCTTGAAGCTGTGCTTGTACCTGTGGATTGACAGCTGCTTGTTGTTGCATCATCATCATTTGTTGCATTTGTTCTCTAAATTCAAGTTGAACTTGCTCTTGAGCCATAATTGAAATGTGTTCTAGTATATTTTTTTGTATTGCAGCCATAATTGATGGATTATTTCTAACCATGTTCGTTGACATAAAGTTTAAATGCGCTGTGATGTGTGCTCTGTGGTCTTGACCAGGAAAAGCTTGAAATGGTTTCATCGCCATTGCATTAATATGCTCTAAACTTGGGTCCATCGGTGCCATTGGCGCTGGTGGTGGTAGCACTGCATCTACATTTTTTACACCAATTGCATCATACATGTTTCTGTATATTTGATACATATTGTGTAACTGCGGATTTGATGTAGCAATTTGTAATTGTGTTTGTGCAAGTGTAATTCTTTGCGACATAGAAAATATATTTGGATCTGCAACAGGTATTATATCTATTCTATCGTCAAAATCTGTTTGTTTAATATTTCTTGCACCACCAATAACGTCATATGGATATTCAGGTGGTAGATATTGTGAAACAACTTTTGATAATAATTTAAATTCTAATTTCATCGCTGCATAACATCTTTTGTGTATTGCAGACATCACACGTGAGCCACGTTCTAAAAGTGCAACCGTAGTTCCAACTGCAGCTGCTTGGTTACCATCACCCACTTGCATGTCAGCAATAGCCGCGAATCTTTGACCAGCTTGTACAACAACCCCTAATAAGTTTAGTAATGTAGGTGAAGGTTCTTTGTATGGTAACGGAAAGAACGCATCTCTTAAATTACCACCAGGTGCATCGACATCCTTAAATTCACCTGGTTGTATAGGGGCTGCTTCGTCTCTGACTCTAACTCCTCTTTGTTTAAATCCTGCAGGTAAGTTCGATAAGGTACCAGCGTCTAATAATTGACGGAGAGCCGCCGTTGCCGTACGACTCAATCCGCCAATCATGTGAATGAGTCCAAAGCCATAAAATCCAAGTCCTGGCAGAAATTTGAAGTGGACAAAATATTGGATTTTATTTTTCTTTAGATCATCGGGCGCATAGTTCCTTCTAATAGAAAGAACTTCTCTACTACCTTCTTCGACTGTTACGATGTAAGGTAATTTTATTCCTGTTGGTTCACCATCTGCTCCAACATCTTCGAAACCTTCTAAGTCTAAATTTACATGACACTCTAACAAAGTATAAACTGGTTCGTTTTTACCAGATTTTTTAGTGCCATCTAATTCACGTTCTTTTTTTTCTAATTCATTTCTTTCAACATTACTTGGTGGGCCAAGTTCTACGTCTCTGTAAAAACCAGATACTTGTTGTTTTCGTAATTCGTTTTCAGACATTTTTATTGTATGAATAATCGCTTCCGCATCATCTAATGAGGTAGCTGTGTACGGAACGATTAATTCATCTGCTGGTACAAACTTAGATACAACTCTACCCATTGGCACATCGTAGTATACTTTTTTAAAAGTTGATCCAGCTAATGGTAGATGAAATAACATTGAGTCAAACTCTGATTCATATTCTTTCATCTGATCCATAATTAAATAATTCATGTAGTCTTTCACACGCTCAGATTGTTGCTCTGTTCCAGGATTTTTAACACCTATAATTTGTGTTCTTACTGGTCCATCTGCAGGTAATAATTCTTTGTAAGCTTGTGCTTGAAACTGTGTAACTGCTTCTGCAAGAACTGGGTGTGTTGCACCTGAAGCTCCTTGAAATGGTTCTGTTCTGTTTTCGTATTTGAATCCTAATAAATCTAAACCAGTTGTGTATGCGTTCTCCCAATCTTTTCTGGAAGATTTGTAGTCCATGTAATTTTGAACCATTTCGTTTCCGATTGGTTCTAAATTTTCGTCTGGTAAAATATCTGCTAAGTTATCAAAATGATTTTCTGTGCCCGGTATGTTAATAGCTCCCGGTTCAAAGTCGATCGTTGCACCACCATCTTCTTCTGGTACTACTTCAACTGGTCCTTTTTGTTCTGCTTCTTCTTCCTGAACACTAACTTCTTTTGCCATCTCTTCTTCTGAAGGGATGTCTAGTTTTGTACGAGTGTTAGGGAGTCCTTTGTCTATTTCTGCCATTTATTACTCCTATATCTTCTTAACACTATTTAATAGACCTTGCAACCCTTGTGGGTTTGGTCCTGACTCTGGTGGCGGCCCTGATCTATCACCTGCTTGTTTTAATAAACCACCACCTGCTTTTTTTCTTCTTATTCTATCAAAAAAAGGGCCTGTCTTGGTTTTAAAATTGGATTCTTGAATAGCTGTATAAAAATCTAAATTCTTTGGTTCTTCAAAGACTTGCATATTGTATGGATAGTTTCTTCTTTTCTTTGCCTCCGAAATATTTATCGAATCCACAATTTTATCTTTCTTATCAAACAGATCCTCATCGAGTGCTTTCTTAATTACCTGATTTAGATTTGATGATATCTCATCAATTTCACCTGTCTCTTTCATTTGTTTCATTAATTTTATATTTTCATCTATAATGGATTTTGCATCTGATCTTACCTTTGATGGTTTTATTTTTACCCCTTTGCCTAATTTGTAACCTGCACGTCCTCCCTCCGCTAATCCAAATAAACCTCCAGTTGTTTTGCCTGGTATGAATGTTACTGCTCCAAGACCTTCGCCGTATGTTCTACCATCTACTGGTATATTAAAAGCAGGGTTAACTCCTTCAAAAGGTAGATTTTCAGATATTGTTTGTGTTCTTCTTTCTTCAAATTTAGGAAACACTTTACCAAAAGCTGTAGGTAAAGCAGATTGCATTTGCTCAACAGTCGCTGCTTTTTGTGCTTGCTCAAATAAATCAAATCCTTTTGCATAGTCACCAGATTCGATATATCTACTTAATTCATCTTGCTGTCCTGATCTTACAAGATCTCTATTAAATTCAGCTAATTGATTCTTTGCATCTTTTAAATTTTGTTCTGCTCTTTGTCCTGCAGTGTCAGCCATCATCTGATCATCAGGAATCATAAATTCTTCTGGTTGTCCTCTTGATTTTTGTAAAGCCTCTTGTTGTTGTCCAACATCCATTGCTAACTGCGCTCCGGTGTTGATTGTATTCATTGCATCTAAAGCTTTTTTAATGCTGCCTATCTGTTGGTTATCATAACCAAGACCTTTAAATCTTTTGAACAATTCTTCTTGTGGGTCTACCTGATAATCTTTACCTAGAGCATAGTTAAGTAGATTGTCACCAAACGCTTCTCTTAAAGTCTTACCAGATGTCAACATATCATAACCAATCAAACCACCTTCAAAAGCAACGGTTGCTGCTATCGCTGCAGGGCCAAATATATTTTTTAATGCAAACATACTCTTGAGTCCTCCACCTGCTTTTAAAATGGTTCTAGCAAGTATTGCATCATCAGCGTTGGATGCTCCTTTTGTAAGTATGTTTTCTAATTTTAATTGACCTCTCTTTGCACACTTGGTTAGTGTTGGACCACCATTGCTCATTAGAATTCTACCACCTGCTGCTTTACCGCAACCTAATCTTTCTAAATAAGATGCAACTGTTTTAACATTAAACTGATCACCTTTAGCATATTTTAAAGCTTGTTTTTCTATATTAGCAAATTGTCTGTCAGGATCTAAATAACCACCTCCAACAACTTTTCCATCAAAATCTACAATTTTAGCTCCATAGTTTTTTAATTGTGCTATTTCATCTTTAGTTAATTTTCTACCTGGTCTATTAGGTGCACCTTTAACAATATTTTCAAGTTTTATAACATTTGAATTAACAGCTCCCGTTAACAACTGTAGATCTTTTGTAGCTGCAGCCCTAGCTAAATTTTTATCTCCTACTCCTTTTGTATGGTGTAAAACAATCTGTCTTTCAATTAATACTTTTGGTCGGGTTGTGCTAAGTTTATCAAAAAATCTTTCATGACTCAAAACATCATTTAATGTAAGAACACGTTTTTCCCCTAATAATTTAGTAATACCTTTTTCATCTAAAATTTTTTGAAGAACTTGATCTGGTTGTTCTTTTACTCCATTTGCTATATTTAAAAATTTTTGAATATTATCGTAGTCTCCATGAGCTGTCCAAGGTGTAGCATCTTCAGGAGTATTTTTATTTAAACCATAATATGTACCGCCATTTCCTGCTGCGGTATTATCAGTAAAACCTATTATAATACCTTTTTCATTTTTAATAGGTTCATAAGTTAATTTATCTAGACCTTCTTTTAAAACTCTTTCACCATTTTTTAACACAGTTTCATTTTTGTAAAGTCTTTCCATAGCAGACATCATCCAACCTTTTGCTGAACTTCTATCTGCTGCAAGAGTATATTTGGTAGATCCTCCTTTTAGCTTTGTGTATATTTGTTTTTCTAAATTACGATATTCAGCAGGTGGTATTCCATGTTTATATCCTTCTGGGTTGTCTGGAGATCTAAAATTCCATTCTTTTTGTCCTTCAGGTAATTCAAAATTGTTTTTAACAAACTCTATTTGATCAGGAGTTAATACATCTGTTACACTATATCTACCAACTTTAGGAAGTTTAAAACCTCTGTCTACGTATCTAAAAATTCTAGAGTATTTTTTATTTACTTTACCATCTATTTTTGTAGGAACTCCATATTTACCATGTTTGAAAAAATCTTCTTCTGTCAAACCAAAATCTCTCATTATTAATTTTTCTTTGTTTGCAGGAAATCTTAATTGTTCAGAATAGTTTACTCTAAATTTATTATCGTTAGCTCTCATGATTGCTAAAATTTTACCTTTCTCATTTTTAGGAAGTTCTTTATAATTACTAGAACTTACGTATTGAGTGTCTCTTGGATCGTTTTTATGCATAAGAGCTGCATATTTGTTAGCCACAGTAAGTTTTCCCTTACTCATTTTTAATCCTCTCTCAGCTTCCTTTTGTAAATCTTGTTCTATTATTAAATTAGGAAAGAGCGATTTAACTTGTCTACTATCGTATTTTTTATAACCAACATCATTTAATATAAAATCTTTTAAAACAGATGCTTTAATTGTTTTTTTACCTTTTAAAAATTTTTTAATTTTTTTCTGTTTTTCTTCAAAACGTGTTTCTCTAGTCCCCTCTCCACCTGCAATCCCTGTTGTCTTTCCAAGTTCAATGAGTGATGAAGCTGAACGAGATACATTTTTTTTATGTTCGTTAAAATCTAATCCAGTGTTTTTTTCCCAAGCTTTAATATTTTTAGCTCTTTCTTTTTCAGTTATTGGACTATTCTTTCTTAATTTTTTTTCTTTAGAATACCCAGGTCTAGATCCATCAGCACTTGGTTTAACTAACATACCACCATCCATCATTGGATTACGTTTCATAAAATCATCAATCGCTTCTCTATCTAATGCTCTTTGTGGTCTGTCTATTTTGTCTGCTGTGGTTACAACTTCATCGTCGAAGAGATCCATTAACTCTATAATTTTATCTTGTAAGTCTTCCATTACTCACCTAACATTCTAGCGATACCGCCTGATGCAAACGCGTCATCGAAATCAGGTTCTGGGTATTCAACAATTTCTTCGCCTTGTCTATTAATAATAAAATCTGATTCAGCCTCACCTTCACCTTGTGATATGGCTCTAGTTTTATCTTTTCTTTTTTTAGATTGTATAAATTCTTTTAATGTAGGTTTTTGACCAGTTGCATATTCTTTTAGTTTTGAAACATCAGATGTTAAGTCCTTAATACTTTGACCACCACCTTCTTCAATATCTATGTTATAATCATCAGGGCCATCGGCTCTTGCAACAGGGATGCTTTCTGCAGTGTCAAACTCAGCTGATGGTCTTGGATCTCCTTCATCAGGATTAGGTTTTTTGTACCGTAGTTGAACTGGATCTCCATACATATTTTCTGGATTTCTGTATTCAACTCTAACAGCTCCTGCATCTAAATCTTGTGTTACTATTATAGAAGTATCATCAGATCCAGGTGTTCCTGGAGGAAATTTTTTACCACCTGTACCTTCTTCTAAAACTTTCATGTGTACAATTTCTCTGTCTTTAGTTGCAAATCTTTTCGTAACTTCATCTCCTTCAAGTATCACCTTGTTAACTAATTGATCGAACCATTCTGGTTTACCTGCAACGTCATCTGTTTTAATAATTGGAACTTTAGTTACTGTCTTACCAATTTTTAGTGGTTTAAAAATTTTACCTATAATTGGGATAGACATTGCACCACCTAATAATTTTAAAAACGTTCGTCTTGACATTCCTGATCCTTCTTTCAAACCAATACGTGCGATACCACCTTTTGCAAAATCTTCTGGATCTTCTGGTTTATAAAATTTTTTTGAGGTCGAATCTTTAGACAAACCTGTATATGCTTCCTCATAAAGTTTTAATCTTTCTTTTATTGGCATGTTATCATAATCTAATCCCATACGCCCCGCTAAATTTTCTGCAACTAATTCTGCATCAACTTTTCTGTCACCAGAAAATCCTGGTAATGCATCATCGATTGCCTCTGCTAACATCTTTTTCTTTTTCATTGCAGCAATATTCTTTTTGTTCTCTGCCACAATCATATTTTTTAAAGTTTCTTCTGAAGATTGCACTGGCGCTGCAATGTCATCATCACCACCTCTGCTACCTGGTGGTGGTTCGTCACTTTCTATTTTTTTATCTGCAATTTTTTGTTTTATTCTGTCAACGTTTGTGCCACGTAATCTTTCAG